TTAGGCCCGCTTGCCGTTGCCGTTAGTGCCCAAAGGTGCGCTCAGTGCCCCGCCGGTGGGCGGGATCACGATACCTTTGACGAACGCCAGCGGCACATACACCGCGAGCGCCATCCGCTCCTCGGCGAGCAGCGTGACGAGGTTCTTGATGAAATTGTCGCGATCCTCGGTCGATGCGACCACGTTCGCGTCCTCGCGGTCCCATATCTGCGCGCCCGTCGCGAAGTCGCCGACGAGAAAGTTGCCCGCCGCCATCGCGAACGAGGGCACCGCGCGCATTCCCCACACCGGGACCGGCGTGAGGCTGGTGGGATTGCCGAACAGATAGCGCCCGGTCACGTCCTTCGCGGTCATGAGCCCCATCCAGTCGGCGGGATTCATCACCACCCCGTTCGGCTGATAGCCCGACGCCATGATCTGCGCCGCCGCCACGCCAATTTGGTCGATGGTCGTATTGCCCTGCACCGGCACGCCCATCGCGGTCGCGTTGTGCAGCAGCCCGCTCAGGTGCCCGGCAGTGCCGTCGCCATTGATGATTTCGTCCTCCTCCTCCCGCTTGAGCCCATAGATGAGCAGCGTGTCGATGTAGCTCTGCAGCATCGGCGCGTCGGCGAGCACCTGCTTCGACGCCATGATGAAGTGCGCAATGGTCACGACCGGCGAGCTCACGAGCTCGAACATCAGATCGCTCTCGGGCTTTTGCGTCCCTTCCGGCACGATGGCCGCGCGGTTCGTCCAGGTCTTTGCCCGCACGTACTCGATTAGATTCGAGGTCGTGCGCCCCGTCGCCAGCAGATCGCGCACCGTGATCGGCAGCTGCGGGGTCGGGATCGCGGCGGCATATTGCGGTGGAATCTGCATCGAGCCGACCGGCAGGTTCGGCGCGGTCGAGCTTAGGATGGTGTTTTTGATCTGAATGCGCGCGCGCGTGGTGCGCCCTTCGAGCAGGTCCTTGTAGCTCTGCGACTTAATCATCAGCCCGCCCGGTGTATCGGCGTGCTGCACGTTCGCGTCGCCGAGGTCGGGCTTGAGGGTTTTCTGCTCGATCAGGGCGAGCCGCTTGTCGAGCTCGATTGCCTTTTTGCCGACCTCCTCCATGCGCTCTTTCGTCTCGGTCGACAGCTTGCCGGTCTTGGCGATTTCCGCGTTCGCGGTCTCGACCAGGGACACAAATTCCTTGTGCTTGGTTTCGAGGACGGTGCGCAGTTCGCCGAACTGCGCGGTGATGGTGCCCGCTGCGGGCGTCGATGTTTCACTCATGATGGTTTTCCTTCATGCGAATAGATGCGAGACCGAACCGCGCGACGTTTTCCATCGCGATCAGTTCACTAAGCGACTCGCTCACGTCAGCATCGCGCAGCGTGGCATTGTCGGGAGCGGCACCACCACCAAAGCCCCGGAGCTTTGATATGAATGCCTTAGCTTCGAGCCGGGAGAATCCTGCAGCGTCACGCAGCAGGGTCTCGGCATCGGAGATTGAGGCGAGCTCGTCGAGCATCGACTTCACCGACAGCACCTGCGCGCCGTCGTCGGCGGGCATGGTGGTCACTGAAATCTCGACGAGATCGAGTGCGCGGAGCACGCGCCCGCCGGTCGCTTCGTTGCGCGCGACCAAGCCGCCGGGCGGCACGATGTAACCAATCGACAAGCCGTCGACAGCGCCGTGGCGCATCGACGCCCCTACGTCCTCGGCGATGCTGTTGCCCGGCGTGAGCTCGCCTTCGACATCGAGCCCTTCGTCGTTTTCCTCCAGGGCGAGCCACTTGCCGATGGGGAAAGCGGGCTTGTGGTCCTTGAACATGCGCACCGGGCGCGCGCGATTGCGGAGCGTCTCGGTGAAGGTGCCCGGCAGCAGCGTGTCGCCGTTTTGGTCGGTGCGATTGAACGAGCTCGCGCGGGCGGTGAAGCGGGTCGGCTTGCCGTTGCCACCGTTGCGAAATTTGAATTCGACGCACTCGATGGGCTGATCGCGAAACTCGATCATATGTGCATGGCTCATATTGCCGTCAAAGCGGCGCGGGCTTGGGTTCATTGGAGCTCACCTTGTCGACTGGTATGAGGTTGCCCATGATCGTGAGCACGTCCGCGCCCCCGCCCTTCGCGGGCAGATTCTCGGCGCGTCGGATTTCGTCGCGCGTCATGATCCCGTTATTGCCATACTTACTGTAGAGCTCGGCTCGCGCGGTGCTGTCCGCGCGCAGCAGTGCATCGAGCAGGTGCTCGAAGTAGTACACGCTCTGATCCTCGGGCGGCAGCAGGAATTTTGCCGCGCAGGTTTCCCATCGCCGCAGGTACGGCATCAGCGAATAGGTCAGAAAGGCGAGATTCTGCTGCTCCAATCCAGTGCCCCAGGTCGTCGCCTTTTCCATTTCAAAGATTAGGTGCGGCGGCACTCGGAAAAAGCGGGCGATTTCGACCGCTTGAAATTGCCGCGACTGCAGCAGCTGCGCCTCGTCGGGCGCGACGCTGATGGGCTCATACTTCATCGAGGCTTCGAGCACCCACAGCCGCCCGCCGTCGTAAGTATTCATCGAGCCGAACTCTGCGCGCACCTGATTGCGCTGCTCTTTCGACAGCAGCCGGTCGAGCATCAGCACGCCCGAGGGCTTGCCGCCCTTGGCGTAAAAGGTCCCGGCATAGCGCTCGGCGGCGACGGTGAGCCCGAGCGCATTCGACGCATAAGCCAGGGGCGAATAGCCGATGTACCCATCCGCGCCGAAGCCCTTGATGTGGAACACCGAGGCAGGCGCGAGCATCACCCATGCAGGCGCGGTCGGCACCATCGTCGTCACGTCGACCGAGCTCTGCCACACGCTCGGCGGCACGCCACGCCCTGCAAGGTATGGGGTTTCGGCGATGGTCTGATAAAAATAGAGCGCGGTCCCGTCACGCTGTCGAATGACGGTCATGCGATCAGCCCGCAGGGGATAGATTTTGATGACCCGCCCGGCACCGTCGCGCACCAGCTGCGCATAACAGTTGCCGTACATGACCAGCTGCGCCGTCATTGCTTCGCGAAATTCGAGCGCCGTCATGTGCGGGTTCGGCGCGTCAGCCATCAGCGTAAAAACGGGGTGATCGCTCGCCCGCTGCCGGGAGCCGTCAGCGTTGCGCTTGTACAGGATCAGCGGCAGCGTCGCCGTCGTCTCGGCGAGCAGGCGCACGCACGAGAACACCGTCGACACCGCGAGCGCACGTGAGTCGGTGAAATATGCGCCTGCGTCGTTCGGCTGCTGCCCGCCATTGATGCCGCTCGGGGTGCTCGGCAGTGTGCCGTAGTCGGGCGGCAGGATGCGTGCGCTCCATCCCTGCAGCCAGCCGCCGAACATGCGCCGCCATTTCGCCGCCTCGGTGGGGTGCATCGGTGTGGTGCTGTCGCCATTGATGGCGGGCACCGGGGCGGCAGGCGCGGGGTATGGCAGCGCAGCGTCGAGCTCAGGCATCGGTGCGCTCGGGGCTTCGATTTTTATGAGCCATGCTCATAATCATCAGCCGCTGACGGGGTTGCGGATGAAATCGTCGAAGCTCCCGGCGTCGCCCCGCGTCAGCATCACGCGAGCCATCGCCATGAATAGCGCCACCATGCCGTCGATTTTCTTTTCGGGCGAATCCTTGCGCGGGTAAATGTTCTCTTTCGCATCCATCCGCGCGACGACGTTGCTTGCCATCCATGCAAGCACCGGGTCGCCGGTGTGTCGGAGCTTGTGCGACAGCACGAGCGCCATCGTCTCTTTCATGGCGGGCGAAATATACTTGACGATGTTGGGGAGCTCGACCATCGGTGCGCCCTCGTTCAGCATTTCGGTCGACAGCTGCGTGGCTTGCCAGGGGTCGAATACGATCTCGCGCACGTCGAACTGCCTGCGGAGCTCGCGCAGGTCCTGCTTGATGTACTCATAGTCGATGACATTGCCCGGCGTGAGGGTGATCCACCCATCCGCCTCCCATGCTGCAAAGTGCGCGTGCGACGTTTGCGCATATGCTCGCACTGTCTCCTCGGGCAAGTAGTAGCGCCCAAAGACACTGAGCCCGCCATCGACATCGGGAAACACCAAGACCATCGCAGCCACGTCGATTTTGCTGGCGAGGTCTAGCGCGATGGTGCAGCTGCGTCCCGCAAAGGAATCGAGCACCATGTCGCGCGTAGTACAGCCGTCCCATTTAAGCATGTCCATCCATGCTTGAAAAGAGCTCACCCATAAATTCATGCGCTTAGCGGAGAGCGTCGCCATGCGCACCGGGTTATCTTTCGCCTCGTTCGCAGCCTCCTCAAGCTGCTCATAGCTCACGCTCACCCCGAGGTTCGGGTTGGCTTTCACCCACACGCGCGGGTCGAAAATATCGTCGTCCTTGTCGAGCGTGTACACGAGAACGAAAAGCGAATCGTCCTTAATGGTGCCCTGCAGCACGCTGACGCCATAGGTGCGCATCGCGTAGCAGGGTCCCGCGCGATTGGTGCCTGCGGTGGTCACGACCCACATCAGCGGCTGCGCCCGCGCGCCCTGCCCGGCATACATGGCGTCATAGGCTTCGGGCGTCTGATGCTCGTGGAACTCGTCGACGATGGCGACGTGCGGGTTCAAGCCGTCGCGCGGGCTGCGCGGCAGCGCCTGAAAAGTGCTGTTACTGTTGGGGACGAAAATCGCTTTCGCCCCCGCGCGCACGTTGAAGCGTCGCCGCAAGCC